AACACAAAGATCAAGATTTCAAAATAAAGACAGATCGTATAGAATCGCTAGTAAGGTAACAAAAATAAACAACACGACTAGAAAGTTGCTCAAGTCAGAAATATTAAAATCTTTAAAAGATGGATTAAGCGTTTCTGAAACGTCAAAGAAACTAAGAGATTTAATTCCTCAAATGAATCGCAGAATCCCAACAATAGTGCGCACAGAAATGAGTAGAGCGACTGATGAAGGTGTAAAGCAAGCAATGAAAGAATCAAAAGTAATTACACATTGCTCAGTAATGGGATGCGAGAAAGAAGAGCCATTATTTACATACAATGGTCAAAGTACTTGCAATGTTGAAAATGTACCAATTGGGGAAGTTGATGGAGTAGAATTTCATATAAACCACACAGGTGCATGGGTGCCGAGTAAATTTAAAACACAAAAGCAAATAGCAAGAGAAGCTCGAATAAGCGCAGAAAGAGAAGCACAGCAAGACCCAACAGCATTTCCGTCAAAGCCTAGAAGAAACTCAAGAGATAGTAGAGATGCACACACAAGAAATGGAATCTTTAATAAATCAAGAACTGAAGAGCATAAAAAAATAAAAAATTTAATTACAGGCAATCAAACAGAAACATCATGGAAAGGTGAAAAATCTATTAGTCTTTTAGGGGGTGGCTTTCTTTTGGGTGATTCATTAAGAAATAAAAAAGAATTTAAAAACAATAATCCAAGAGGAAGAGTATCAGAATCTGTTTATATAAATCCTGAATATATTCTTGAAGAATTACCTGAATATAAGCCTATGCAGAAAGCAAGTAGAATGGGATCACTAGAACAGAACAATGCATATCTACAGAAAGAAACAAGTTACATTATAAATGATCTAATAAATGAAATAACAATAATTGGACTAACTGCTATTATTGAGGGAATCCATGCAGGGAGCAGAGAAAACTATGATAGGTTTTATGATAATTTAAAAGAGCAAGGACATAAGCTCGAAGGTCATTTTATTGCAAGTAATCTAGGATATGCTTTAAATAAAAATACAAACTATGCTGTTAGGTTGGGGAGGGAAGTACCAAAATATTTTATTGAAAGAAGCATCGAATGCACTTCTGAAATCTTAACAAAGGTGCAAAAAGGAGTATTTAATAAATTTTATTTATATGATGACAATAAAACTATATTTAAATTTGAAGACAATAGAAGCGAAATATTAGATCATGTAAAATTTCAAGACTTTGTATTTAATTCAAGATATTATACATATTTAGCTTTAGAAGGAAACGATTTACCATTTCTTAAAAACAAACACATTACAAAAGATATAACTGATATAGATCAAAAAGACACAACAGAAGAGCCTGACGCAAAAGATTTACAAATCATGTCAGTTGAAATTATTACAGGAGTAGACAAAGATGATAGTCAGTTACAGCCGTTTAACGAAGAGTATAAATTGGCGTGGAAAAAACTAGAGACTCAAATAGCTGAAATTGAATATGTGGGAAACAAGTTGACATTTGATAGATTTATAGAATCATAGCAGTTGACAAACTTCTTTAGACTGATACAAACAAATTAACGAACTGAGAAATCAGATCGTAAAAGCCATCTATATTCATGGGATCGAAAATAGGTGGCTTTTTTTTGCTTGATGCAAATTGAAAAAGGGAAATATGTTTTAAAATAAAATTAACCCTTAGATGCAAATTAAGCTCTTTTACTAAGCTATGAAAATATTACAAGTCTCATTTGATTATAAAAATCCTTCTTTAAGTCGTTCTAAATTTAGAATGTTGCCATTTACTTATGTGCAAAGTTTAAAGAAAACATATTCGTTTTTATGGAATGCAGGTATTTCTGAACTTGCAGATGATGCATTTGAAGTTTGGTCGCAACACGAAAAAGGTGAAAATGTAGATTTCAATAAATGGATTAAGCAAAGAGAAAAATACGGAGAGCTACACATAAATGATGTAAATCATTTGTTACGCGAAAAAATAACACCAAGAAACTCAGGAACATTTATTTCTTTGCTTAAATGGGGAATTATACCAAATTTTGGAATACAAAAAACAAAATCACTAATTGCTGATTTAATTGATAGTGATTGGACAATGGGAAAAGTTAAATTTGAAAAAACTTTTAACGATTATCCAAGTACAGCAGTTGAGAATGCAAAGAGGGCTTTAGCTCAATTAGACACAAAAGTAGGCAAACGTGTAAACAATGTTTTTGCATCTCATGTAGCAAGAAAACTTTCACAAGGATACAAGTTTACATTTAATGAAATTCAAAAAATTGCTTCGTTTATTGTTCACAAAAAAATAGCAAACAAGTCGTATGACGATGACGCTAGTGCTATTGTTTGGGATTGCTTAGGTGGCACAAACGGAATAATGTGGGCAAAAAGAAGAGCAGATAGCTTTAAGAAAATGCCTGAGCTTGTAGAAATAGAAGGCTACAAAAAAGCAGATTGCTTAAGTAATGAAACCTGTAATTCCTGCTTGTTTGCCAAAAAAGGATGGTGTGAACAAAATAATGCACCAATCATAGGTGATTATGTATGCAAAGATTGGCAAGACAATGAGGATAAAGATAATTCTACACTAATTGGCTTAGATAGTGATGCTAGAAAACGAAGAAAGCAATTAGAGGAAAGAGCTATTAATTTTAATAGAGCCACTAGTGCAAAAGCTAATAACTTAATAGCGTCTAAGAGAATAGGAAAAGAAGACGGATATGAAAAAAGCGAATACATACAAAATTACGGATGGGATGAATTTGCTAAGTGGTTTGTAGGACAAAACACAGAATATTCTAAACGCTCATATAATAGGTATGTTTATCCAATTACTGACAATTTTGTTACACTTTCTCAGTCAGCGATCAAGGCGTCTAAGACAAAAGCAGGACTTCGAGGACATAGACAAGTTTTAGAAGAGTTGATCAGAATAGAAAGTCAAGTAAAGCACATTCTAAGAGTAGAAGAAACAGATGACTCATATATTGTTGAATTTGGAAAAACTGAAAATCAAATTCAAGAAAGCGAAGAAGAAAGATCAGTAACAGAAAAAGAAGAAAAATCTTTTAGATTTGCGAACAAAAGGAAGCCAACCTTTAAAGTAATTAAAGATGAAAATGGGGCAGTCGTAGATTATCAAGATGTACGTATTGCAGGCTATGGTTCTACGAATGAGGAGATAACAAAAGCAGATAGAGGTGGCGACTATTTACGCAAAGGTGCTTTCAAGAAAACTATTAAAAAGTTTATGAACAATCCTGTAATGTTAGCGGATCATGCAAATTCCACAAAAACAATAGTCGGAAAATACACTCATGTAGAAGAAGATGAAAAAGGATTATACATTGAGGGAGAGTTAAGCAATTCACCTGAGCAAAAAAATATAAGATTTCAAGTAGCAGAGGGTAATCTACAAACTATGAGCATTGGAGGTATCTTCAAATACGAAGAAGATGGCAAAGCAATTGAAGAAGTGGACTTAATGGAGATTTCATTAGTAGCAATTCCAATGAATCCTGATGCAAGATTTATTGTAAAAGAAGCAAGCGAAGAAAATATTGAAAAAATTTAAATTAAAGAAATTTAAAATATTTTTTTAAAAACTCTTGACGCACAAAAATACTCCGTGAGAAGTTTACGGAAGATTACTTAATTTTAACAACTAAATATCAGACATGACAAAAGCACAAAAACAAAGGTTCTTAGAACTTAAATCACTCGGCGTTGACATGAATGAGTCACAGCAAGAAGAATTTGACAAGTTGGCTGAAATCGCTGTCAAAGCAGGTCTTGATCTTGAGACTCTTCAAGAAGTTGATCAAAGCTCACTTACTGAGGCAGAACTTTCCCAAGTTATCAAGGGATGCGTTCAAGACGAACTTTTTGGAATGAGCGAACAAATTCAAGACAGACTTGAAAATTCTGCAACTAAAGAAGATTTAGAAAGAGCAGTTAAGAAATATGCTTCTGAAAAAATTAACGAAGATGAGTTAGTTGCTAAAATTACAAAATCACTCCCTAAAGGTGAGTCTCTTAATAAAGAAGACTTAGCTGAAGCGTTTAAGTCAGCAATTGGCGCACTACCTCTTCCTTCTAACCACGAGTATCCTGTACAAAAGGAAGAAAAAATGACAATTGAAGTACCTTTCGGCAATTCTAAAGGAAACTTAACAGTGGCTTCCAAGCAACTTTTGAATGTTATTCAAGAAAAACATATCAATGATGGAATCTCTGAATCTCAACTTGCAACTGCAAAAGCAAATGCACACAAAGTCAAAAGTCTTCAGACTACAAGAACATCAAGTTCAGGAGTTGATGCAGGTGGATTTGTAGTTAACACAGACATTTCCACACAACTTGAGGAAGCAATTTATCTTGAGTCAGCAGTAGCAAATGCATTTCGCGCACAAGAAATTCAAATGCCTACTCAAAACTTTGAGATTCCTTTAGTTACAACTCGTCCAAGTTTTACATTAACAGCAGAAGGGGTTTCAGCAACAGAAAGTAATCCTACGCTTGCTAATAGAACATTGAACTCTAAGAAGTTTACAGGATTGTCAACTTACTCATATGAGTTAGACGATGATGCAATTATTGCTATTCTTCCAATGCTTCAAGATCAGTTGGCTAAAGGCGCGGCAGATGCTTTAGAGAAAGCTATTATTTCCTCACAGCTTCTAGATGGTAGCGGTACATCTGTTGCAAACATCTTTGACATGGGTCTTCAAGGATCAGCACAAGGTTCATCCAAACAAGAAGATGTTGGAAGTGCTGTATTTTCAGGAGTTACTGATCACATTGCAAATGCTCGTGGTAAAATGGGAGTTGCAGGTATTAAGGCAAGTGAGTTGCTTCTCATCTTGACATCGAAAGCATATGGTGAGTTCTTGGGTGACAGCAGTCTTACAACATTTGACAAGATTGGCGATCAAGCAACCTTAATTACAGGTTCAGTAGGACAAGTTTACGGAGTTAATGTATTGGTTTCTGACCAATTCCATTCGCTTAATCCTACTTATACTGCTACAGGAGCTTTTGATTCATCCACAGCCAACCTCATCCACGGACTTCTTTGCAGACCTGCTTCCTTTAAATTGGGAGTAAGAGGAGAGTTCTCCGTTGAGTTAGATCGTAACATTAAGACTCAAACCAATGAAGTCGTAGCATCTTTCAGAAGAGCTATGAACGAAATGGATAATAGCACAGCTAACGCAATTCAGTTAATAGGTGCTTAAGGAAAAATAATCCTTTACAAATAAGTCCCTCTTGGTTATTCCTTGAGGGACTTTTTTATTATGAGAATTTGCGAAATAAATGACACACATATTAAACTAAACACAAGAATGTGGTGTAGGCAGGGGAAGCCTAAAGTAGTAGGATGTGAAAATTTATTGATTCACGAACCTTTTGAAGGAGTTGATTGGACACAAGAGACAAGGCAAGTTCTAGTAAAATTATCAAGAAGTAAAGGATTACTAAAGCGAGTTTGCGACTACATACGAAAGAAAACAAAAGAAAAAAAGTATGAGTACGACATTGAGGAGCATATACCTGAAAACAAAGCATGGGATGTAATGGATTATGCTTTTTGCTGTGGTTGGACTAAAGAATTAGAGCCTATACAAGAAAAGGTTGAAGAAATACGAGAAGAGGAAGATTTCAGCAAAGAACTTGACGCAAAACAAAATAAGGAAGTATTATTAGAAGATAATACTGAGGAAGAACCTATAAATTTAAAAAATTTAAAATTTAATCAAAATGGACAAGCAGGAATTAAGGAAGAAGATAAGCAAGTCGAGCAAGTCGAAAGAGGAGAAGCAGAAGTTGTTCAAGATGTTGGACACAGCACAAGTGAAAAAAGTGAAGGAAGCTCTGAACTTGATCCCCAAAGAACAACCAAAAGAAAAAGAAAAAAAAGAAGAAGCTAAACCTTTTAATCCACAAGGAAACAAAAAGGCAGAAGTTCCACAAGGAAAGTGAGGGCTAAGTGCCTGACCTTGCATATGGTGATTTAATTCGTGATACGAGAAGCAATAATGCTTCTCAGACAAATGCACTTGCTTTAATTCCTGTAGCAACAGACTACAATTCAGTAAAATTAAACAAGCCTTACTGCACAATTGAAGATTTAAAGGCATACATAGCGAACTCAGAATATGATGATGGCTTTTATGCACAAGCAATTAATCAAGCAAGTCGAATGGTTGAGAAAATTGCAGGAAGAACATTTTGGTATGTAGATTTTAGATTTAAAGACTATGTACCAAATAAATCAGATATTACAGAAGATAGAATATACTTTCCGTTTCCTATAAGAGCAATATCAAGCATACAAGTTGATAGCTCTAATTTAGATGCAAGTGACTACTATTATGTATCTGTAACAGATTATGATGATCCAAGAAATTGGTACATTGAAGTAGTATCAAAAGAGTCTTTTGAATTAGCAGTTGAGGATATTAGATTTATAAAGGATGAAATTACTAGCAATATAAAAGTAAAAGGAACATTTGGCTATCAAGTAGAATCTAATACAAAAATTCCCACAGACTACAATTTTCCACCTGATGTAAGACGAGCGACTACAATGATTGCAGGAACATTGACAGGTAAATTTATGAAGCAAAGCGTAGATTTAGATGGGAATAGAGAAAATATTTTAGAGACGATGATACCAATGGATGCGGTAAAGCTATTAAAAAAATCTAAACGAATTATCATGTGAACGCATCAAATGCGTCTAAGATAGCAAAAGAACTGCAAATTGTAGCTAGAACGCTTAGTAAGCGTTTAAAAATGGGTTTTAAGAAAGTATCTACCCATGCATATAAAAAACTTATCCAAGAGACTCCTAAAGGTTACACAGGACAAACTAGGAGATCGTGGAAACTTAGGAATAAATCGACTTCTAGCTATATATCTTTTAATATAGGTAATAGCTCAAAGATAATGAAGTATTTAGAAGATGGCACAAAAGCACATGGCCCTCGAACTGCAAAATATTTATTTATACCACTTGATAGGAAAACAGCACTAAGAGGATTATCAAAATCTAGCAAATTCGGAAAAAACTATGTCTTAACAAGAAAGGTAAAAGGAATAAAAGCGTTAAATATAGTAAAAAAACGAACAAGAATTGTAGAAAGACAATCTATGAGAACATTAAACAATATATTAAAAACAATATGACATACTCGCACGAACTAGTTAATCCTCCTTTAACTTACCCAAGTAGATTGGTAAAGCCTGTCGATGTAATGCATCATAGATTAAAAAGGGAGTCAGTAGAAGATGGCATTTTGTCAGGTCTAAATGTCTTGCAAAGTCCATTAATAAGAGTTGAAGGCGTTGATCAACTTCCAAATGTTTGTATGGTAGATTATTCAGATCAAGAAGAACCTTGGGCAGGTGCAAAGACAAACGAAAAAATGTCTTCTAATAATGTACAGACAGAATCAACAGCATCGTTTTTGCTGTCTTTTGAAAGAGAAAACGGAAATTACTCAATACCTTTAAATTCAAAACCTTGGGGAATGTTAAATTGGGTAGAAAGATTTAAAGATACGCTAGAAACAGGTGATGATGGACAAGTGGATGCCACTTTAGAAATGTCATGTATGAAACCTTTATATTGTCATGTTAGAGAGTCAGAAGTAATGGATTTAGCTTGGAGTGTGTTAATAGATGTAGAATTTTTTCCCTTCCCAATACAACGAGGAACTCGAAGATTTGGATGGAAAATAGAAGATTCAGATAAAGATAGTTTAAAAATTCCAACCTAATGCTTGACGCAATTAAAAAACTCAAAGTAATTTAAATTTATTTAACTCAACACAATAAAAATTATGGCTAATCAAGCAATAGGACTTACGCACGTTTTACCGAATGCAGAGTTTGCAACTCCTTCAGGAGGTTCTTTATCAACTACTAACACTACTGAATGTGTAATTATTCCAATTAGTGATTTAGGTATAACAGCATCTTCAGGAGGATCGTCATATAGTATTACATACACAGGTGCAGATGGAACTGACACCACTTATACAGGTAATGCTGACTTATTTCTTCAGAAACTTATAGATGCGTGGTATACAAAATTTAAAGCTATATCTGACGATTATACAACAGATCAAGCAAAAGCAACAGCGGATCAACAAGATACTGATCCTCCACCTAGCGCTTGTACATCAACAGGTTTTACAAGTTACACAACTAGTGGAAACACAGGGAATAAACTTAGAAATCAAATCACTATCAACTTTCTTTACGAAGAGCCATCAGTTGCCTTGGTAGATGACGGAGACGTTTAATTTAAAAAAAGGAGATTTAAAAAATGGCTACAGATAACGGAAATAGTATTAAATTTGCAGGAGGCGCAGCTTCCGATTTTAATAAAACAGCATGGGGTATTGATGCTAATCAAGCAGGATTTTCTGCTACACAAAGCATATCCATAACTCAAAGTATGTCCACCGTGGAAGCAAAGAATAACCAAGGTGAGGTTATTGGTGTGCTTGTTTACGATAAACGTGCTGAATTAACAATTGAAGGCATTGCAAATCAACTTGGAGATTTAGATGTTAATCAAATTGGTGAAAGTTTAAGTGGCTTAAACGGAACAGATGGTTCAGGTTTAGACTCAGACTTAAATAGTGCAACAATTATGATTACAGAAATTGGTGTTGAGCTTTCCAATGAAGATTGGAAGCGTTTTAGCTTAAAAGGACAAATGTACGAATTGGTTACAGAAACTGCTTCCTAGTATATTTTTCTCCTTCAGGTTTTAGCCTGAAGTTATTTTTTTATGAAGACTACAAAAGCGAACATTCGCATATTTCAAACTAGCGACACTAAATTAGCGTCGTTTTTAATAACGTCAGGACATCTTCCAATGTCTCCACCTCTTATAAAGAGGGAAGAAAAAGGTAAGACAAAAGGATTTTGGCGATTTAATAACTTTGAAGAGTTAAACCAATATGGCAAAACTCTAGATCAAAGTTTAGGCGTATGGAAAAAAGGCATAAAACACATAGAGGAAAATCCTAAAGATTATGAATCTAAGATTATGCAAGCACTTAAAACATACGACTATTTAACATCTCAGTTTAATCGTGACGATTTAGGTAATACATTAGTATTTTATACGATAGATGGAAATACATTCTCTGCTGTTAAGGGAAGCAAGAAAGACGAGTTATTAAAAAAGAAAATAAAATAAATGACAAAGACAAAGACAAAGGTAAAAAAAGAAAAAGACGATGATGAAAAGTTTGTAGATAGCTTGCTAACTCAATCAAAATCTCAGTCCGTAATACATGGCATAAACTTAAGAGCGCCAACATTAGCTACTTTAGCAATCTTAACAAGAGCGGATAATGCTTTAGTTACAGGAAAGAATCTTAGTGAGTCAGATGTAATGATGCACGTATTGGTTTTTCTATATGTTCACTCTGCTCCAATAGAAGAAGTTCATGGTGCTTCAATTGTGTCGCCTATTGCAGGGCAAAATTTAGCACTAGAAAGAAAGGCTTTAGAGCTAGGTGAAACATTAAAATATAAAAGTGCTAGTGATTTTATAAAATTGTACGAGGATTTGGTTAAGTGGCTGTCTGAGCATATGGATTTGCAAGTTGAGGCAATACCTGATGAAACTAACAAAGGGAAAGCTCCAAACCCAAACGAGTAAACCCACCTTATACAGCACGGATACTAACAATTGTGTCCGAAGTAACAGGTATAGAGGTGGGAAAAATTTTCTACCATATGCCAATCAGAAGCGTACACGCTTATCAGCATTGCTACATGGCATCTAATGGTGTAGACTGCAAGTACCCAAAGGGAAGAAAGGGTAAGAATACATTACAAGAATTAAACGAGTGGACTAAAGAAAATGGCTGATAAAAACTTAAACATTAACATTAGTGTAAGAACGCAAAACACTAATAAAAAGTTATCTCAGATAAATACTCAACTAAAGCAGTTGTCTAGAGGTGCTAATACAGCATCAGCGAACACAACAAAATTGGGTATAGGATTTAAGTCAGCATTTACACAGCTATCAGCATTCACAGGCGGAATGATAGCACTTAGTAGTACATTCAGAGTGTTTAGCTTTGGTGTTAGTCAGATGGTGCATTTTGAGAAGACAATGCGCCAAGTGAAAGCAGTTACTCAAGCAACAGAAGCACAATTTAAGTCCTTAAGTAATACAGCTAGGCAACTAGGTGCAACTACATCATTTTCAGCAACTGAGTCCGCAGAAGGATTAAGATTTTTAGCTATGGCAGGCTTTTCAGTAGAAGAGTCTATGCAAGCGTTACTTCCTACTTTGCAATTGGCAAAAGCAGGCAATATGGATTTAGGAAGATCGGCAGACATTGTATCGAACATTATGCGTGCAATGAATATGGAAGCATCCAAGACAGCAGAAGCAGGTGACATCTTGGCACAGGCGGCGCGTAGTTCAAACACAAGTATAGAACAACTAGGTGATGCATTTAAATATGCAGGTGGAATTGCAGGAAATTTAGGACTTACACTTGAAGAAACAACTGCTGTGTTAAGTACATTGTCAAATGCAGGTATGCAGGCATCTATGGCAGGTACAGGATTGCGTCAAGTTTTAACAAAGTTGGTAAATCCAAGTGCTAGTATGCGAGAAGTGTTCAAGTCTGTAGGCATAGAAGTTGATCAGTTAGATATTTCAGCTAACAATCTTGTACCAACGTTAAGAAAGCTACAGCAGTCAGGATTAACTACAGGTGAAATATTCTCAGCATTTGAAGCACGAGCAGGTACTGCATTTAGTGTATTAATGGGTGGCATTGACGACCTAGAAAAGTTAAGTCAAAAAAATGCAGAAGCAAGTGGCACGCTTGACGATATGGCAAAAGTCATGGAGGACTCGCTTCATAATTCTGCAAAACTTTTACAATCAGCATTTTCAGAATTATTTATTAGTCAAAATGAGTTACATAATGGCATGAGAGGAATGCTTGATACTCTAACAATGGCAATAAATATATTTAATGGAACAGCGACATCTGTAGACAAATATGGACAAAAACAAGATGAGCTAATCGTTAAAGCAAATAAATTAATAATTGTATTAAAAGCTATTGGAGTAGCAATTACAGGTGCAATGGCATTCAAAGCATTAAGTGCTACAATAAAAGTGTGTAGTTCAGCAATGGCAATGCTAGGACTAACAACATCGGCAACTACAAAAGCTATTGTACTACAGAATGGAACACTAAAGGCAATGGCAGGTGCTACAATTCCGTCTGTACTTTCTAAAATAAGTCAAGCTGTGGCAAGTATGGCATTGTTTAAGAATACTATAATAGCATCGTCTTTGGCTGTAAGGGGTTTTGCTATTGCGTTAGCATCGACAGGAATAGGTGCTATTGTGGTAGCGGTAGGATATTTAATAGGAAAACTATTAGACTTATCAGCGCAGTCAAATGCTACCAAAGATATGCTAATAAGTGATGCAAATGCTGTAGTTACAGAATTGCAAGCACTAAGAGGATCATACGATTCACTCAGAGATAGCGCAGAAAGTGCGGGAACGGCAAGCGAAACATCATTTTCTAGAACAGCACAGAAGATAATGGAGTTGGAAGGCATTGCATCTGAAGCATCAGAGGTATTAGAGGAATTGGCAAAAATTAAGCCACCTGAAATAACACAATTAAAAGATTTGAAAACATTTGAAAAATTAGCTGAGTCCCAATTAGCTATAAAACAAAAGCAAGTAAAAGTTCAACAAGCGTTAAATGCCTTAACAATCGGAGAAGATGATAAACAAATTAAAACACTACAAGAAGAATTGTCGTTCTTGCAAAGGCAGTCAGAGATTTATCAAAAGCATGGCATTCAAATTGTTAAACTTATACAAGAAGGTGAAAAACTTAACCAAACCTTTGAGTCACAAGAAAAAATATTAAAACAAAACAATAGATTAATTGAAGAGTTTGCTAACGAAATATCAAAAATAGAAAATGCATCTATAAGCGCAGAAATAAACGTGTTAGATGCTGAAGCAAGGTTTAGGGACGAAATGCTACAAATGACTCAAAGCGTATCTGATTTAGCAGGTCGTTCAGGCGGTCAAAGAATGACTAAGGCAATTACAGAAGAACTCGAAAAAGGAGACTTAACGCAACTCGCAACCATAGAAGGAATGCTAGAAGTAGGAGTTAAGTCAGGAGATTTACAAGGGGCAGAAAATGTTTTGCCTACATTCAAAGAAAATGTAGAGAAAACAAGAGCAGAGCTTTTAGAGTTGGCAGGAGGAGCAGATAAAGCAAGCAAGGAAATGATTAAGGCTATAACTCAATTAGCAGTTATAGATGAGCTAGGAGATGTAAAAGGAGAAGGTGGCATTCCATTATTTGAATTTATTAATAAAGATGCACAAAACGCAGGCAAAAAAATAGAAATATTTAAGAGAAGACTTGCAGATTTGCGAGAAGTTAGAAACTTGCAAGCCACAATAGAATTTAATGATGAGTCAAAAACTCCACTAGCACAATTAGAATCTAATATTGCAAAAGCAAAACTTGAAATAAGAAAGTTAAATTTAAGTTTAGAGGAAACTTCTCGAATAAGTGGCAAGGGAGAATCAGCAATAAAGTCACTAGGAAATGTATTAAATCAACTTGGCATAGAGCAAGGACAAGACACCTCAAGCGTTCATGCAACAGAAATTGAAGGACTAGAAGAATTTAAAAAACAAGTTGATGATGAAAACAAACTAACATCTTCAAGGATAGCAAATGCCTTGCGTGGAGTTTCTGCAATCGAGAGAATAAACAGAACAAGAAGAGCATTAGTAAAAACAGAAGGCGAAGGACAAGATGACTTTGGTGCGAAATTTGAATCTACAAGGGAAGCATTCGTTCAGTCTATTAAAAACGGAGGCGATGATGTAGAAGGAATTGTAGAGTTGGCAATGCTTGCAGGTATTAAAAATGTAGAAAGCAAATCAGATTTATCAAAAATATTTAAAACAGGAAGTTTGGAACAGCAAAATCAATTGTTTCAAGCAATTTTAAGCACAGCGCAATCTGTAAGAGTTCAAGCAGTAAAGCAAGGCGTAGAAGTTGATAACTTAGAAAGTGCAATGGTAAAACTTTCTGATCTAGAAAGACAACGCTCAAGTGAAATTGAAAAACAAAATCAAGCACTAGCGCAACAACAGCAAACTATTAAGTCAATAGCATCAAGTTTAGACATAAAAGAAATGGAAGCCAACTTGGCATTAGGTGCAGGAAATATAACACAAGCAGATATAGATTTAGCAAAATTTAAAAGACAGACAGAAGTAGAAGCAGAGCGATTTGGTAGAAACTTAAAAAACGCAATAGATAAAGCAACGGAAAGCGAAATAGCAATTAA